CGATGATCTGGGCTACGGACAACCCACGACCGCAAGAAGATCAGCCATTCCGCGCCCGCTGAAACTCCCAACGCTGTGTGGCATATGTGGCAAGCCGGGAACGTCACGTCTCCGGCTCGTTACATACAAAGAAATTAAACTTTGCACATACTGTTATGCTAAACTAAAATGGTACGAACGGTACGAGATGGCCGTCAAGTACGTTTTAGAGGACAAGGAGAATCCCTGGCACTGATGCGATACACATTCGAGCTGCCGAGCCCCGAGTACGAATTAGTCCTGGCCGCCCTACGCTCAGCGTGCGTGCATCGAGCCGCGTATGGCGCAAGCATCCAGGTGCGCTTCGGTCGCACAAGCCCGCAACATCGCGCCATCGTCGCGGAGATCGACAAGCTCAACAAGGCGATCTCTGTGATGGAGGAGGCTCGCAACAACGCTGTCCCTGAACGTGCCGTCCAGTCGAGCGAAACCCCGGCACGCAACGCAGGTGACGAGATGCGTCTTGTCTATGGCAGGCCGCGCAACGACCCAAGGGACGCCGCTACAGGCACAAAGCGATACCCTCGCAAGTGAACGTCCGAGTAGGCGCTCTCAGAGCTGTACGCATCGCGTTCTCGATCAAGGAACGCCCACGCGGATGCGTCTACTGCCATTCACGCGCCCATCGTACGTACTTCGCGTACGGCAGGCTACTCCATGTGTTCTGCAACAAGGACTGTATGCTCGCCCACCAGTTGCAGTACATCATGCAAGAGAACGAAGAACCAAAGTGAATAGTTGTGTGGCGTCGCCTCTGCGGCGCCTACACGTTTTTAAACTTGCTTAATGCAATGATAATAACAGTCACAGAGCGTGGAGCATTCCGCCGTTGTAGGCGTCAGGCTGTCTTGACCAGTAAAAATGGTCAGCACCTGACGCCTATTTTTTCGCCCTTGAACCTGAACGTAGGCAGCATCGTCCATCGAGCGCACCAACTCTGGCTCATGGACGAATCGATCACACTCATGGATCACGCCATGACAGCCTCTGTCGAAGCACAAGAGGCCACACGCCAGTCGTACAGAAAAGCCGTCGGCACCGATCCATCTGACAGTGAGATGCTCGAGCTACACGAGAGCATCGACATGGCGTTGCAGATGTGTGACCTGTACTACGTCAAGTACCGCTCACCACTACCACCTGATTATCGTTTGTTTAGGCCCGAGCAGAAGCTGCGTGTGCCCATTCCGGGCACGCCGCACCATCTCGAAGGGAAGCTCGACGGTCTGATCCAGCACATCCCCACTGGGCGGTACGACATCCTCGAGCATAAGACGTATCGCAACCGGCCCAAGCTGGCTGACCTCCAATACAACGATCAATTCATCGCCTACATCTGGCTCCTGACGCAGCTCGGTCTCACCGACCAAATCCCCTACATCGCATACGACGGTATGTGGAGGCGTGCATCGATCCCTCGCGGTCGCACGATCAACGATCTGTTCGCACGCTACGTCCTGATACGCACACCGTACGAGCTATCCCAGTTCGAGAAGTATCTGGCGCGTGAAGCCAACGACATGGCAATGACGTATATCAACCCCGCGTTGCACGCCTACCCCAATCGTGCTTGGACTGGGTGTTGGGACTGTCGCGTGAGCAAAATCTGTGACGCTATGACGAGAGGAGAGGACACCAACAGCGTTATACAATCACAATTCACGACACGCACTGACGATAGCGATGACGAGGAAAGCGATGACACAACCGAGTGACCAACGAACGCGACTACTACCGTACTTCGACACGCTACATGGGCTGATCGAACATCTGCACCACGAGAGCCACCAGGTACCGCCCAATCCAGGCTCCGACGCTGCATCTATAATAGTCGTAATCCAGGCGCTGTGCGACGTGCTGCAGTGGTTCTCCAACTCCAACAGCTTCCACATGCAGAACCTGCAAGCGTTCGACAAGATCGGCCTGGCTAACGAGCTAAACGACAAGGTGCTATGGAGGCTCAACCACCATGCCACGTCTGACGATGCGACAGTTCGTGATTCTGTGGATGATGGTGATGGCGATGCCCACTAACCCCACAGTCAACGAGGCGTTCAACGACGCTGCACGCACAGCCAAGGCTCTGCCTCTCCCTGCGAATACGCTCCTCGGGAAAAAGGTCCGCGTGAGAAAGTGCGGTGCACGGTTGCGCGTGCCTTCGGACACGCCAGGACGGGAGACTGTGTTCGTGTGTCAGCTTGAGAAGCACGACCTGGACACACCGCACCAGGAGACTGGGTTTGTGCAGATGGCGAACGACACGGCTCGTCGTTTCCAAATCCAGTGGACTGACGAGGGCGTGGCATCGTTGCGTCGTCACGTCGCTATCAAGCCGCGCACATCGAAGGTGAGGGCAGTCAAGTAATGGCGACGATCACGCCTATCAACGCACGCAGCATGGTACGTAAGTACGGTGGAATCGACACCAAGCCTGTGAGTACGACAAGAGAAGATCGTGGCCTGACACTCGGCATCTACGGTCCTGGCGGGGTGGGTAAAACCACCCTCGCTGCCACGATCACCGACAGCCCCCACGGTACGCCGGCGCTGTATCTGGACGCACGCGGGAACCCTCATGTGATCGCATCGTACGGTGACCGCGTACAGGTGTTGCCCATCGCAAGGTTCGGTGATGTCGAGAAGGTCAGACAGGACCTGCTCAAAGACAAGGATATGCCGTTCAAGACGGTCATCCTCGACAACGTGACCGAGATGTGGAGCATCGCTCTGCGTGATCGGTACGGGCCTGTGGGGGCTGTGGACTGGACGAAGCACGCAGCTACGACCAGCGATGTCGTGCAGCTCGTACGCAACTGGATCGATCTGGCGCAAGTCGGGCCTAAGCTCAACGTCATCTTCGTGTTCCAGGAGACGCCTGAGCAACGCACGATCCGCAATCAGGAGGTCACGCGGTCGGAGGTGGCGTTCAACAAGGCGCTGCAATCACACGTCCCTACGTTGGTGAACTTCTTGGGGCGTGTGTACCAGGTCAGCGACCAACCGCCGTACACTCGACTGTTCGATCTGCGCCCTGTCGAGACGGTACAACAGTCGAAGTTCCAGATCGACCCGAACGACGAATTCGCCAAGCAAATCCCGCTAGAGATTTACAACCCTTCTCTAGCATCTGTCATTGATACCATGCGAGGGCAGCAACCGTGGCCCGTCGCCAAGCACGCCAAGCCGGGCCGATAGCTGTAGCCTGGCTTTCCTGGGGCCAGCCGGTAAGACTTGACACCGCCCTGGCAGTATGGTATAATATGGGTGTGGGAGGCTATGCTAGAGAGCGAGACAAGAAATTGCAGCACGAGACGAGACGAGCTACCAACACGAAAGGACAAGCACTACAATGCCCCTAGGACGAATCGATTTCAGCAGCGCCCCTGCGTATGAGCCACTCCCGGCGGGAGACTACGAGGGGCAGACGGGTAGTTGGGAAGCTAAGCCGACGAACAACGGCGACAGCACCAACATCGAGGCGAAGTTCGTTCTGAACCACCAGGACGACCAGGGCAACGACCGCACTCGTACCGTTCTGGCCCGTTGGAACCTCAAGCCGACGGCTCTGTGGCGGATCAAGCGGGACCTGATCTCGATGGGTGCTGACCCGTCTACCTTCGAGAGCAACGACGTGGACATCGAGGGTATCCTCAACGATCTGTTCGGGCCGATCCCGACCCCCGTGACGGTCACGCTGGAGCAGCGCGCCTACACTCCTGAGGGCGGCGAGACCCGCATGACCAACAACATCACGAAGGTCGTCAAGCGCGTCTAACCGCACACATCCATGAGCCACTGCACACGCGATGACTACCATCAGCGAATGCGCCTGCACATCCTGGAGAACCTTCTATACCAGTGTGCAGGTGAGCCCGTCATGCCTCGCGCATGTCGCGTGTGCTACGTAGTGGAGGACGGTGCCCAGGATTGCTATTGTCATGTGCCTTCCTGGGCACCGTTGCGGCTTGTCATAATTGAACTAAGAGCCTCACTTAACGCTAACACATCATCCGTATACGCTGCGTGATCGCACGACTTTTTCATGTGCAAAAGTCGAGCTGCTATATGGAGTGTGGTGGTGTGAGGGAACCCACCAACAATGCTAACTCGAGAGTTCTTGAACACGGTCGTAACCTGCCCAACGGCGGGTTATTTCTGTTTGGCCGTCAGCAATGGTACAGGTTGGCTCGAGGAGTGGCACCAGTGGCCGCAAGATATCGATAAGATCGTCGAGCGGGCCGAACGTGCCAAGGACTCTGCGAACGTATACTTCTCAACGTACCTTTTTAAAGCGCCGCAAAGCAAGAAAGAGAACGTCTTACCAACACGCACGATCCAGGCCGATCTTGACGACGCCGACGTAAGCAATCTTCCGAAGGCTCCAACGGTTCTGATCGAGACTTCACCTGGTCGGCATCAAGGGTATTGGGTACTCGACCAAGAACTGCCCTCGGAACAGCACGAGGAACTGTCCAAGAAGCTGACGTATGCGATCCCCAAGTGTGATCGTAGCGGTTGGCCTCTCGGTCGTAAGGTACGTATCCCTTACACGCTCAATCACAAGTATCTCGACGGGCCTAAGCCTGTCAAGATCATCACAGACAACCCGGCAGCCAAGTACAACCCTGAGGAATTCGAGGCGCTGCCGGAAGTCCCCAACTACACAGTCGAACATTTCGACAACAACTTCGTTGAGGACGCGACAAGTACAGACCTCAAGGAGCACCCGCTAGAAATCCTGGAGCGCATCAAGAATGATGTGCCCGTACGCATCTACGTCCAATACACCACACGACAGGACGATAGAAGTGAAGCGTTGTGGGCGCTCATGCTGTGGGGGTTCCGAGCGGGCCTCAATCGCCAGGAAGTTTTCGTCCTCGCGCGTGCATCCGCAAACAACAAATTCGCAGACCTACGTTATCGAGCCGATCAAGACCTGGCGAAGGACGTATTGCGTGCCGAACACGCTGTACGCTCCGACCAACAGGATGCTCGCTCGCTTGTATACAACGTACTCAAATCGAGCGCCCCAGTCCTTGACAAGAAACGTTCTATCTACACTATTGTCATCGAGGAACTGAAGAAGCAAGGCGTGTTCCTGCACACGCAAGGTGGACTAGGATGGTACATACGCAAAGACATAGGCCGCCCCATCTCGATCACAGCAGGTAGCGAAGCACTCCAAGCCTTGCTCGATGTGCAGTTTGGTCTGAACGCGACGGAGCCTGAGGCTAGGTTCGTCATCCACGGCCTCAAGGCACACGTCCACAATCTGCCTGACAACGCTCTCCAATCAGCACTCGCGTACTACGACACCACACAACGCCACTTGTTGATCCACACAGGTAGGCGCGTTGTGTTGAAAGTAACTTCTAGTTCTATCGAACAGATCGTGGATGGCGCGTACAACATCGTATTCCCCTGGATACAATCTGTCGAAGCGTTCACTCCGATCCTATCTGCATCCAACCAGATCGACTGGGGCAAAGAGCTGTTCGGCACCGGCACACGCGGCTACGGAACCAGCACAGACAACATCACCAACATGACGCCAACACAAGCGATGGCGCTCATGAAGGTGTGGCTTCTCTTTCTCTTATTTCGCAATGCAGCGAATACCAGGCCCATTATTGCGAGCTTTGGACAACCCGGGTCAGGCAAGACCACGTTGTTCAAGAAGGTCTACACGCTTCTGTACGGCCGCCACAGGTCTATCGGGGCTGTGACCACGATGGATGACTTCGACCATGCGACCGCCAGTGATCCGCTGGTTGTCCTCGACAACGTAGACACCTGGGAGAAATGGCTCCCGGATCGCATCGCCCTCTCCGCCAGCACATCGGACGTAGTAAAGCGAAAGCTTTACACAGACCTCGACGTGATTACGCTGCGTCGTCAAGCCATCGTAGGCGTCACGGCGCACAATCCGAAGTTCGGTCGTGAGGATGTAGCCGACAGGTTCCTGTTGTTCACGTTCAAGCGGTTCGAGCAGTTCTTCTCTGAGGAGCTGATCCTCGCTGACATTCATCAAAAGCGCAACGCGATCTGGGGCGCGATCATCAGAGACGCCCAGCGTGTGCTCCAGACACCGATCCCCACGACCGGCGTGCCTCAGTTCCGAATCGAGGATTTCGCACGCTATGGGCTGTGGATCGCAACTGCGATTGGTTGCCAAAAGGACTTCTCGGCCGCCATCGAAGATGTGAAGTCCGCACAACAAAGCTTCTCACTCGAAGAAGATGGGTTGCTCGTGGCAGCAATCATGAAGTTCGCTGCACAAGCCAAAGACCCGACGCGCCACTACACGGCGGGCCAGATGTGGTCTATGCTCGAGGGTTGTGCAGACGACACGCGATCATTCCAGGGTATTTATCGCAACTCGGTGCTGCTCTCCAAGAAGCTGAATGCGCTACAACCCGCGCTCAAGAAGGTTGTGAACATTACCCAGACGTTGAACGACGCAGGTGCGCGAGTGTGGCGCATTAACCCGAAGGAGAGAACAAATGGCAGTGAGCACTAGTGACAAGATTTTCCACGCGAAAGTCTACCTCGAGCCCGATCTGTACACCATCGTGCAGAAGGTAGCCGACAAAGACAAGGAATCTCTGTCACCATGGCTGCGAAAGTTGATCTTAAAGGAGTTGATCGCACGCGGGGAAATCCCACAGGAAGTACTCATCAGACTAGCCAGCGGCTAACTCGCGCACAACTCGCGCACATCGCATTCCCACGATGTGAGTTGTGCCACTCATACGACCCGTATCTATGCCCGGTGTGCGGCCGCATGATTTGTCCTGAGTGTACCCTATTCATAGGAAGGAACAGATGTCTACACCTACTGTACAACCCCCCACACCTACCGAAGTGGTAGACCATCCACATCTACTCCGAATCGTCACGGTCGATCTGAAAGTCTCCCAGATCAAGTACATCCTCAAACGACTGACCGATGCGCTCAAGCCTGTCATGACCAACGCACGCGATGACACCTCTCCGCCCGAGCTACGCGCTCACTACGTCGAGCAGCAACGCCTGATCCTGGATTTGATTGTGACGCTGCAAGATGCACTCGACAGGGAGCCGCCTAATGAGCGCCCAACAGACTAAGTACACACGTCGCGTCACCTGGACGTGTGGTGCGACTGGCAAGCTCGTATCGCCTGACCTGGCGCAACTAGAGAGCGATATAGAATTCCTCGAGACACGCATGTGTCCTAACTGCCAACTCAAGGAGGGCGATATCACAGAGACGGAACTCAACATCATGCTCGCCAACGCTGCCGACGAACTGTCAGAAATGCTCGCACGAGAACTGTTGCTCGACTTCCTAGAGCACATGAAGAAAGCTGCGAAGAACAACTGATGGCGGAGACGGACTATGCGTGGGCCGCCGGTTTCATTGACGGCGAAGGGTGTTTTAGCATACAGCTAAAAGATGGCTACTACAGAGCCATGCTAACTATCACCCAGGTAGACCCACGACCGCTACACAAACTCCAGCACATCTTCGGTGGTGTTGTACTATACATCAAACCAGTAGCGCAATATCACTACACTCTGGTAGGCTACAAACTGAATGTGTTGTTGGCAAACACCATCCCCTACTACGCATTGAAAGGCGATCAAGCTGAGCTACTACAACAGTTCAAATCGCTACCTGACGGTAGAACGAGAGCTGGGAGATTGGTGATGGCAGAAACAACCGCTAGGAAAAGAGCGTTGTACACACAATTGCTCCACATGAGAGGGTATGCGCGTGGATAGACATGGCCCGCTTTGTCACGAGAGCGGCATCAGGGGTTACGGCGATGCAAGTCATGGCGTTGTCGTCGTAGGAATTGCTCCAGGTCGTGACGAGGCTGAGCGCACGAAGCGACCATTCACAGGCCCATCAGGACGCTTGCTAGATGATCTGCTGAAGTTTGCGGGTTGGCCCAGGCAGCGTGTCTACGCTACAAACGTGATATGTACCTGGAACAACGCCCCCACCCAGGCAGAGATTGATGCGTGCTCTCCGCGATTCCAGAGAGAACTCACCGAAGCCAAGCCTAAGCTCATCGTGACGTGTGGCGCGATTGCCAACGAGACTGTCAACGGGTTCAAGCGACGCAAAGGCTCGCGTGGCTCCGTCACATGGTCAGATCGTTGGAACTGCTACGTCCTGGACACTCATCACACATCATTCGCGCTCCAGTCACAAAGCATGACGGCTGTGCAGGACATCATCCGCGATCTGTCCAAGATCAAAGAAGTCGTTGATTGGCCTGCCGACGGTGCCATCGCGGACGTTTCATACAACCTCGTAAAGAGCCTCGATCACGCACAACAGATTCTCAACGGATTGCCCAAAGATCGCCCAATCGCGCTCGATATCGAAACGTCTAGCCCAGACGTCGAAATCATCGACGCCTACACGGATCAACTGCTGTGCTTTGGCATCTCGTATCTCGACAACGCTGGGCTGGAGCGTACGTTCGTATTCCCACAAACTCTGTTCCCCGACTGTGTGCGTAGCGGAACTCACGTCCGGGCGCACAGGCAAGGTGGGGCGTGCCCGGCATGTGGGTTGCCGCGCACCGTGCTGAATTGGCCGATGGACGTTAGGTGGACGTTCCAGGCCGGTCAGTACGATATCCACGGACTCCACGTATACTTCGACGTGCTCTTGCCTCTGCGTGATGACACCATGTTGATGTCGGCCTGTGCGGACGAGCGCCCAGGCTATCATGGTCTAAAGCAGAACGCGCGTGAGTGGCTCGGCGCAGGATGGTACGAGGAGCGCGTCAAGCCTTTCTACAAGGGCAAGATGAATCAGCTTCCGCCTGACGAGCTACATCAGTACAACGCGAAGGACGCAGCGTACACACGTCGCCTAGTCACTATCCACGGCAATCGTATGGATGAGGACGGCACTCGACCTCTGTACGAGAAACTGCTTCTGCCTGCGATGAACACGTTTATCGCCATGCAAGCGCGTGGGATCGCAGTCGATCAAGCCAAGCTACAAGAACTGGCGTACGACAACTGGTTCCCACGCTACGTCGATATGTACCGCGACTTGCAACTCGAGGCGATGGAGATTGGGTGGCCCACTGACGATCTGAAACTCAGCTCCTCCCCCCAGATGCGAAAGCTGTTCTTCACCATCATCGGGGCTGATCCTGTCAGATATAGCGCCAAGACCGGCCAACCGTCTCTCGACAAAGAAACTCTGGATCGTTTAGACCACCCATTCGCAGCCAAGGTGAGGGCGTATCGCACGCTCGACACCATGATAGACTACGTATTGGCCGTGTACAACCATCTGAAATACGATGGGCTTCTGCATCCCAGTGCGTTCGTCACCACGACGAGAACGGGACGTACATCATACAGAGACCCGGCCATGCAGACGATCCCGAAGGACTATACCGTAGGGGCCGACTAAGCGAAGCTGCGGGAAATCATCG